TGTTCTAAAGCCTTGCGAACGGTATGCATCCACTGCCGTCAAGGCTTGTTGTCTAGTGGGATAGAAAGTGTAGTTCATTGTGTACTCCACAGAGAGAGAGAAGGGAATAGGTTTGTTGAGACTCTAGAATAGTACACAGATTTGTCTATTCAAGGAATATATTTTGATTGTTTGATGAATAGATAGGTTTGTTTGATATAGATCAATAGTATGATTGTGTGTACATATAGCAATGCATATGCATAGATATAGCTGGATATTAAACACTTGGCTTAACGGCAGAGCTAATCAACATTCGGCAATGATTAGTTAGGGATGATGGGATGATGATGTAATGGTTACACACCTGCAGACATTTCCCTGTACCAAACCATTCCTAATTCTAATCTTGCATCCAATCCCTAGCTTGCCAGCCATGTTCGCGTATCAAACTTTATGTCAAATCCAGATTGTTTCCATTGAGATAGGGGGGGGGAGGCTGATGCACACTGGCACCTTATGCGTTATACCCCCCAATACATGAGAAGGAAAATTAGGAAAAAGGAGAATGTTGCTTTTAAACTACTGTGTGGATACTGTGCATGTAAGAATAGGGACAAACAATATCAGAATAGTGTCTGGGAGGCTCCAGATCAATGCAGGAGCCATTCAAGTATCAGGGTAATAGGGTAGGTAGTGTCCAATAAAAAAGAGGCTCCTAGAGCCTCTAATAAATATTTCTTGACATTATGATAGATTTGTGTTATGATGCTTGCTGTCTTGATAGGTAACTCCTATCTAGATGCCCCTAATAAAAAATAAAATCAAGAGGCTAAACATGGATATGGATAAGTATCCAGACAACCTGATTGATCCCGAGAAGAATCACACCATCAAGAAAGGGATTGTTAATCTGTTGATCTGGTTGGATGTCAAGATAAATAAGTATTTGTTGTTTGGTAAGACAGAAACAATCTCGGCCCGTATGGGCCGTAGCATTCAGTCTGACCATCCTAGTGCAATTGCTGTGGTGTTGTGTGATTTCTTGGATGCTGTGCAATTGGATCATTGCAAGAAAGCATATGAAGCTGCACAAGATAGATTAGCTGGCCGTGACACAGACTTTAAGGGCTGAGTCACTGGCAATTAGGATTGTTAATCCTAATCAGAGAGATACTGACTTTAAAGGCTAATGCATATTAAACACTATCTACCTTAAACACTAACTACAAACTATACCTATATAGAGCTATATACATACTCTATATATACTATAACCCCCAAACAAGTGGGGGAATTGTAGCATACTTTCTCGATCCTGTCAAGGAAAATCGTACATGGTGGATAAAAAAGATCAGATGCGGGGCGTGAAGCCCTACCAATTCAAGCCGGGTGAATCCGGCAACCCTAATGGCCGTCCCAAAGGTAGTAAGAATCGAACCAAGCTCTTAGCTGAAGGATTGATTGGGGACAAGGCTAAGCTGATTGTCAAGAAAGTAATTAGCATGGCTCTGGAAGGGAATGAAGCCTGTCTACGGATGTGTATGGATCGGATTCTCCCTGCCCAACGGGCAGTGGATGGTGGATTGCAAGACAAACAACAAGCCATCAATATCTTTATTGAAGCTGCCCAACAGGTGCAGCCAGTCACCATCAACACCCAGCCTGTGCTGGAAATGGAAGCAGTTGAAGTCAAACAAGGGGAAATCTAATAGCTGATATTACCGTAAGGTTGCATCCACAGCAACTAGAAATCTTTAATTCCCCTGCTCGATTCAAGGTAGTGGCCGCTGGCCGTCGCTGGGGGAAATCCCGGCTGGCCGCATGGATGATGTTGATCGCTGCTCTCCAATCGACTTCCAAAGAAGTCTATTATGTGGCTCCAACTTTCCAACAAGCTAAAGATACCATGTGGGATATGCTCAAGGAAATTGGCAAGGATGTTATTGCCCAAGCCCATGAGAATACTGCTGTCTTGACTTTGATAAATGGACGCAAGATTTATCTGAAAGGATCAGATCGGCCAGAAACCCTACGGGGAGTTGGCCTCTGTTTCTTAGTCTTGGATGAATATGCCTCCATGAAACCCAACGTGTGGGAACAAATTTTGATGCCTACCCTGACTGACGTACAGGGTAAAGCTTTGTTTATTGGAACTCCTGAAGGAAAGAATCACTTTTATGACCTCTATCTTGAAGGAATGGGTAGCCCGGATGAATGGGAATGCTGGACATTCAATAGTATCGACAATCCCTTCCTACCGAAAGGGGAAGTTGAAAAAGCCCGGAACCGAATGGGTGAACAATCCTTCCGGCAAGAGTATGAAGCTTCCTTTGAATCCTTCTCTGGTGGCATTTTTAAAGAAGAATGGCTCAATTATTGTGAACCCAGCGACCCTATGGCTGATGGTGTTCACTATATTGCTGTCGATCTAGCTGGATTTGGCGATGTCGGTAACACCGACGCCAGCAAACTGAAGCGATTAGACCAAACTGCCATTTCGGTGGTTCACGTATCACAAAATCAATGGCGTGTCCGGGAAATCTTCTACGGAAGATGGAATGTCCGGGAAACCGCTGTCCGAATTCTGAGGGCTGCTCAGCAATACCACGCCGTTTGCGTGGGAATTGAGCAAGGTTCCCTCAAAAATGCCGTCATGCCGTATCTGGAAGATACCATGCGGCGATTGAATTGCTATCCCCGAATAGAAACCCTGTTGCATGGTGGTAAGAAGAAGACGGAACGGATTGCATGGGCACTCCAAGGCCGATTCCAACATGGCAGGGTGGTTCTAGAGAAATCTGGAGACTGGGTACGCACGTTTAAGAACCAATATATGGATTTCCCCAACCCCATGTCACATGATGATTTGCTAGATAGTCTAGCCTACATTGACCAAATTGCAATTAGTGATTATGGGCAATCAATTATCACAGAAGACTGGGAACCACTAGACGTAACTTCGGGATACTAATAAATGCCAGTTATCAATACACCAGAACAAGAGAAAGAACAGAGTTCCAATCTGCTGGCTTGGCTGATGCCGAAGCTGAAAGCATGGGAACAATACCGGGATGACAATTTCCGGGACAAATGGCATGAATATTACCGCCTGTGGCGTGGTATTTGGATTACGGAGGATCAAAACCGCAAATCCGAACGTAGCCGATTGATTGCGCCTGCTCTCCAGCAGGCTATTGAAGCCTCTGTGTCTGAAATTGAGGAAGCAACTTTTAGCCGGGGGGTGTGGTTTGACATGATCCCTAGTGCTGATGATGATGATCCAGACAAAATCCAGAAACTCCGTGCCAAATACAAGGAAGACTTGGAACGGGAAGGGGCTGTAGATGCTCTGTGTGAAATTGTCTTGAATGCAGCCCTGTATGGCACGGGTATTGGTGAATTATTGGTTGAAGAAAAGTTTGAATACAAAGTTATCTCCAAACCTATTCCCGGAACTGTGGCAATCCAACGGGATGCCATCAAAGTTCCGTATTTCTGTGTCCGATTAAACCCAGTATCCCCTAGTAATTTCCTAATAGACCCCTCAGCCACCAAAATCGACTCTGGTTTGGGTGTGGCTGTGCAGGATGTCATGCCTAAATATCAAGTTGTCAGTCTCATTGAGGATGGGACGTACAACAAAGTGGTTCTTGGAACTTTCACTGATATGGCAGATGGCCGGTCTATTGGGGAACACGATTCCCTGAATGACCAAGACGATAAAACCAAAGTCACTCGATATTATGGGAAAATCCCCCGGAAATATTTGGATGAAGCCAGCGGCGATAAGAAAGTGAAAGCTGCCCCGGCTGAGACTGGGGCAGAGGAGGAATATAAAGACCCAGAATGGGAATTAGTCGAAGCAATGGTGATTATCGCTAATGATAGCGTGATCCTGAAAGCTACGGAAAACCCATTCTTTATGAAAGACCGCCCGGTTATTGCATTCCAATGGGATAAAGTACCAAATCGGTTTTTCGGGCGGGGTGTAGCTGAAAAAGGTTACAACCCTCAGAAAGCTCTGGATGCAGAACTCCGCGCCCGGATTGATGCTCTGGCCTTGATTAGCCACCCTATGGTGGCAATGGATGCCACTCGTCTCCCACGCGGAGCCAAGTTCGATATCAAACCGGGTGCCACCATTCTCACTACGGGCAACCCGAGTGAAGCCATTATGCCATTTAACTTTGGCAATCTCAATGCTTCCACGTTTAACCAATCTGGTGATATGGAACGCATGGTGCAGATGGCTACGGGTGCTATGGATTCTGCTTCTCCGATTGGGCAAAGCCCACGGAATTCCACCTCTGGTGGTATGAGCCAGATGAATGGGGCCATGATTAAACGGGCCAAACGCAATCTGCTCAATTTCCAAAATAGCTTTTTAGTCCCCTTTGTGGAAAAAGCATTTGTCCGGTATGTCCAATTCGACCCCCGGAATTATCCCACGGATGGATTCAAATTCACCGCTGTAGGTACGCTAGGCATTATGGCNAGGGAATTTGAACAGCAATTGTTCATTCAACTGCTGTCGGTTACACCTAAAGAATCCCCTGTCCTACCCATCATCATCAAAGGCATTGTGGAGAACTCCAGCATTTCAGCACGGGATGACCTGCTTGAAATGATTGAGAAAGCTTCCGCTCCTGATCCACAGAAACAACAGTTGGAAATGATGGAACAGCAAACCAATCTGGAATACAAGCAAGCCCAGACCAATTACTTGAATGGTCAATTGAAGGGTATTCAGATGAAAGCTCAATTGGATGCCATCAAGCTCCAACAGGAACACAACCCTGACAAGCCTAATCCTGAATTGCAGCTAGAAGCCCAACGGTTGATTTTGGAGGATTCCTTTAACAAGGCGAAGCTGGCTCTACAGACTAGAGAGTTGGAAATGCTACATGCTGTAGAAATGGAAAAACTAGCCTTACAACGGGAAGAACTCCGAATCAAAGAAAAGGATGTGAACCTAACTGCGATTGGAAAGCAAGTGGCAGTACAAGCTAAATCTGAAATACAACCCAAAGAGATAGGAGAGTAAATGGCCCTCGTAACTACCATTTATGGTGATATGGACGAAAGTCTGTTGGAGAAAGAAATCCTGTTTGAAGAATATCCAAACGTGGAAGTCACCATCACTCGTTACACCCTGAGAGGGGAAGAAGTTCACCGCAGTCCTCATATCAAAATCTTACAATGGCCCCAAGAGGCCAATATTCAACAAGGGGAAATAAATGGCTAATTCTCAAGCA